GGCAAGTGGACAAATGCGGAAGGCGTTGAAGAATACCAGCCTAATCCATTAGTTAGCACACTGCTAAATGTGCAGGGTGAAACTTGGAATAACTGGGGCAGTGATGTCGATGATAGCACCTTTATAGGTGATTTGGCCTTGGCCCAATTAGGGCTGACAAGGGCACCTGTTGAGGAAGCATCTGAAGCTCCTGCTGAAGAAGCACCTGCTGAAGAGGCTGAAGAGGAAGCACCTGCGGAGGAGACTCCAGCAGAAGAATAAGGGTGATATGAGTGGGAAGCGATACGATCAATCTGATCAACACCCTTGGCTTCCCAATAGTATCGGCAGCCTTTGCTGCTGTATTTGGCTATAAAGTTGTCTTCTATGTCCTCCGAGATTTATCAGGCGAGATCAAAGAGCTGCACGGCATTGTCGTTAAGCTCATTGATAGCCAAAACACTTCAAAGAGGGAGATCTGCAAGATTGAGCAGCGACTCGCGGAGCTTAGAGAGCAGCATCGCAGTTATACTGACCTGCTTGCTGGCGATAGTGTCAGGAAGCGGTTGCATAACTCTAAAAAACGCGAAGAGCTTTGAGATAGATAGCCCTTTTGTAGATATAGAATATGAAGCACTTGAGAATAAGGAAGGCAGTGAGTGAACTTGGACGATTTAAAGGTGCTTGCAGTTTCAACAGCCGGCGTTGGGAACTGGGCAATAAATATAGACTTAGGTTTGAAGATAGTTCTAACAGGTTTGAGCATAGTCTATGTTCTCCTAAAGATTAAACAATTACTAAAGAAAGGATAATAAAGATGTTAAAGAGCAAAACAATTTGGGCCTCTATTACTACCTTGGTAGCCGTAGCCGCCTCGGTGGCCACAGGTGAGGCAACTATCACAGAGGGGCTACAGATTGCAGTACCTGCGATTCTTGCAATGTTCCTGCGTCACGGCATTGCCAAGACACAGAACGCAGCAGAGGCAGCCGTAGAGGCAGCCAGCAGCGTAACACCAGCACCCAAGAAGAAGGCAGCAGCCAGCAAGGCGTAAGCTATGGGAACCTATTTGACCAAAGGGGAAACCTTTGCCACAGGCAACACTGTTACGGCTGCCAAGCTGAATAACTTGGTGGACAACGCCACAGTGACAGCCGGCTCAATAGGTTCCACAGAATTAGCTAACGCAGCAGTTACTGCTGACAAGATCAGCACTGCATCCCCTCAGCCGGTGACTACCGGCACAATAAGGGCCAACGCAGTAAGCAACGCCAAGCTGGCGGCTATGGGATCCCAGACTGTTAAAGTCAGGGCAACCAACAGCACAGGAGACGCTAGTGACTTGGCGATGATAGGAGGATCCACAAACGGATCCTCTAAGATGCTGGTAGGCACAAGCGACAGCATCAACGCTGTAGAAGCCAGCCAGTTCAAGCTGGTTGACAGCAGCAATGCAGACGCACAGGACAACACAGCGGCAAAGCTAAGGCTGCACACTACGGCAGTATCAGATTGGGACACTGTAGCAGCAGCCACTGACGTTCACGATGATAACGATAGGCTGCTGATCTATGATGCTGATGGGGTATCTGCCTCTGTTGCATCACTGAAACAGATTGCACCCAAGAAGCTCCTGCAGAGCCTGCCGGCTACAACAGCAGCCACAGGGGTGTTGAGAGTAGCCAGTGGGGCAGCAGTAACGGATCCTTTCAACGCTACAGTAGTGGAGGATGCCCTTACACCTACGCAGGCAATCAATTGCCCTATATTTGCAAAGGCTTGGCTTACTATAAGTTCCTCTTTGCAATTCTCAGACACAATTGGAAAATACTCTTTAGATTCTTCTTACAATATCGGCACAGAGCAATCTTCTGGGACGCTAACAAGCTCCACAAAGTACAAGATAATAGAGTACAAAAGCGGAGACGATTTCACTAACGTAGGAGCCTCTTCAAATGCAACTGGTCAGCAGTTTGTGGCTTCAGGAACAACTCCTACAACTTGGACGAACGGCAGCAGGTTGGTTGCAGTTCCTACTGTAAGCAGCTCGACTGCCGGCAAAATAGACCTAACTTTTTCTGACAATCTTCCTTCAACAAATTACACAGTAATAGCCACTGGCAATTATGGCGACTCGACAAACGATGTTGATAACGGTTGCTATTACGCTGTCTCAAACAGGGCAGAAGGAGGGTTTACAATCAACTTCTACGGTTCAGGAGGGGCTACAGGAACAAACCCAAGAAACGCCCAGATACTTATTTTTGGAACCTAATGACACTTCTCGAAATAGCGAACTACGTCTGTAATCTGGTTGGCAAAACTGACAGCACCAGCGTCACCAGATGCAAGGAGTACGTTCGACAGCATCATCAACTTATCTACGATTCAGCCCTCTGGAGAGAGAGCTTGGAAGTGGACAGGGTGACGATGCAGCCGGACGGTAGGATCGTTTACATCGAGGTCACTAACGGCGGCAGTGGTTACACAGCAGCCCCTACTGTTGGCTTTACGAGTTCAACAGGTAGCAGTGCAACAGCCACAGCCAAGCTATTCAACGATTCAGTGGGGGAGGTAGTCCTTACCAATCCCGGCCAGAACTACGAGGAGAATCCTACAGTCACCTTCACAGGAGGATCCGGCACAGGAGCAGCAGCAACTGCCTACGCTTCCGGCTACGGTGACACAGTGGTGATGCCCCAGAACATTGCCAACGTCTTGGCAATCACAGCAGACGATGAAGAACTTATCCCCTCCGAGATCATCACCCAGTTTATGCAGGATCCGACATCAATTAACGAGAAGGGAACTGCTACTAAGTTTTCTCCTGTTTCCAGTGTGGGTATTAATTTTGATCTCGCTAACGGTAGTCTTTACTTTGAAACAGTTGACGCTGCTGATGCTGGGAAGAAGGTCGAGGTAGTTGGCCGGCTGAAAGGTGATCCTAATCGGATCTACAAGGAGACGGTAACACTGGCAGCCAGCCCTTCGGTGAATGTCACTTTCGAGAGCTACTCAGAGATCACTTCACTGAGTAAGGAAGAGACGGCTGACACAATCATCGTAAAAAACATTACCGGATATAATAAATTTTACTGGAACGCTTGGGAAACCAAGAGCGAGTTCCAGAGGGTCAGGCTGTATAACCGCCCAGAGTTCAACGAGACAGAGCCAATCCAGTTGACGATCTTGGGCAAGAAGAAGATCCGGCCTCTAGTGGCTGACACTGATGCCCCTATGATCAGCGGGATAGATAACGCACTGATCAAGTACGGCACTGCTGATATGCTAAAGCGTCAGCGGCAGTACGGCAAAGCCCAGCTTGAAACAGGTGAGGGCGATAGGTTGCTGGCAGTGGCCAGAGACGCAGAAACAAATCAAACAGCTAGAGTAATGAGGATCACTCCAGAGGATCTCTCAGGAGCCTATACCCGAAATGACTTTAGCTTTTAGAGATGCCTGTCTATTTCAATGATGCTCTTGACGATACGCTGCTGTACGACAGGCAAGCCAGTTTCATTGGTGGCCAAGTCTCCAACTTTCGCGAGAACCTCCTCAACGAGTCACAGGCTGAACTGATCAAGGATCTTGCCCCTGAGATCAACGGGGTACTCAAGACTCGCAGAGGCTTCCACAGATTTGCCAACCTTCTAGGCAGCACCAGCAGCAGCACCAACGTGCAGACGCTGCACTTCTTTGATTCTGAAAGTAGAGAGAGATTGATAGCTGCAGTAAACGGCAGCCTCTACGAGATCGAGAGCAACGGCACAGTCACAGCAATCAGTGCAGTAGCCGGCTCTCTGGATCCAGCATCGACTCCTGCGTATATGTGCCAGATCGCGGATAAGATGTATTGGAGCAGCGACAGCAGCAGCAACAAGATTTTCGAGTTAAAGTATTCTGGCGGTGCTTGGGTGAAAACGGTTAGCACAGATACAACCTACCCGGCAGATGCAAAATACCTAATAGCCAACTCTGGGCGAGTGTTCGCTTACGATCCGAGTGGCAACCAGATTTTCGTTAGCACTATCCTCCCAGATTTAGCTTCTACGAGCACTTTATTTACTACCGGGGGAACCACTATCAACCCCTTCAAAGTAGGCACAGGAGCCGAAACTGTGACGGGAATGTACTCTTGGGTAGGCACTAACGTGGTAGTCTTCTGTGAGAGTAGTGTTTATGTGGTGGACACCAACCCACTGACAGCAGCGGCAGCTACAGCCGGCAACGCTACCAGCACCTTCACGATCCGGCAGGTCAGCAACAAATCAGGAGCTATCAGCCACAGGGCTGTGGCACAGATAGGGGAGGATCTTCTTTACTTGAGCCGGGACGGGGTTAGGAGCCTCAAGCGTACAATGGCTGAGGAGATGGTAGCCGATACAGCCGGCGTGATCAGCTACCCGATTCAGGATCTGATTGATCGGATCAACTGGAGTGCAGCAGTACAGAAGGCTGCAGCAACATTCTGGGGAGGCAACTACCTTCTCTCTGTTCCGCTGGATAGCAGTTCAGACAACAATGCCCTGCTGGTCTACAACGTAAACACTAACTCTTGGGGAGGCTTCTGGCAGGGTAATGCCAGCTATCAGGTCAGGGCTATCGACTTCGCAGTGGCAGCCTTCAACGGTTACGCTGAGAAGCTGATTACACTGGACAAGATCGGGAACCCCTTAGAGTTCAGGGACTACGTTAATCCTGACAATGCAGTAGCCACTGACTATCAGGACACTTTCGACGGGAGCACTTACCGAGACACAGCTTGGCAGGCGGTTACAAGAGGCTTGGCCTTTGGTGATCAGCTTAGTCCGAAGAGTGGTGACTTTGTAGAGTACGAGTTTGATCGAAGTAATGCCAAGGTAGACATAATTCCAATTTTGGACGGTGATGAGGGAGAGAGGTTAGTTACCAATCTCGAAACAGGTTCAGGAGTAATCACACTGACATCCTCAGCTCCGGTCTTACCCTTCACCCTACCAGATGCAAAGGTGCGAAGATTCAGATACAGCCTCACCCAGTACGATCCTTTCAGAGAGCTACAGTTTAAGCTGCAGCAGAGCACAGGAGACACAACAGGAGATAAGTATGTCGCCCTGAGAAGTGTACAAGCTGGGGCGTTTATCGACACTATGGAGGCAGACCTTTGATCACTTACGAGGATAAAGTTGCGAAGGCTGTAGAACTTTGTGCCGGGGGGAACAGGGAGGCACACCTCTATCTTAATATCATCTGCAAGGCGGCAAGGTTTATCGATGACCTTTTTGACGACCAAGACAAGTGGACGGGAGATAAGACTTACGATCTGGCTTTTCTGCTTCTGGTGGAGTTACCGGATAATCCTTTCTTTATCGCAAACAGGCACACCCTTCTTCCACTGCATATAGTTGCCTTGAATGCTTGGAAGGACGCGAACAGTTGGGAGGATGCTGGGGATACCAAGCGAACGTATGCGCTTGTGATCCGAGACACGTTAACAGAATTAGGCTTGATGACGGCCTTCCTCACAGGAGGAAAAGATCATCTTGAAAAGGTAAGTTTGACAGTCAGAGAATTGTTTTTGAAAGAGGAATTTTAGCTATGGGAATGTATTCACCAGATCCACCGGATCCACCCGATTACGCAGCAGCAACCCGCGAAGGTGTTGAGGCTGATATAGACAGTTTACCACTTAGGAAGATAATCGAAGCAGCCGCACGCCAAGGGACTAAAGTCACCTATACAGATATGGATGGCAAGGAGAAGACTGTGGACTTCACAGGCTTTGGTGACATAGACCAATCCCGTAAAGAGCTGGATTTCGCTGAGGAGTCTGCTGATCGGATGGCGAAGTCAGCACTTAACTTGCAACAGAAGTACGGGACTGATTTTGTTATGCAACGCCTGAAGGAGCTGGAGCTATCTGATCCTCAATTTAGGAAGGTACGGGATTCACTCGGCAAGGCTGCTCTGGAAGATGTTGAATTAGGTTACAAGCTGGCCCCCGGTATGAGGGATGAGGTGCAGCAGGCAACCAGAGCCGCCCAGATGGCAAGGGGTAACTACTCAGGTGCAGCCCCAGCAGCAGAGGAGGCTTTCGAGGTAGGGAATGCAGCCTTCAGGCTGAGGCAGCAGCGTCTGGCTAATGCAGCCAGCTACCTATCAGGCACTACTCCTGTAGCTCAGTTTGGACAGATCGCAGGAGCACAGCAGGGAGCTTCACCGTTTCAGCCTATGGGGATCCGCAGCGGCATAGGTCTGGATCCGAATGCAGGAGCCAGATCACTGGGCTTGGCACAGGGAGTCTACAATAATCAATTTCAGGATTATATGAACAGGCAGCAGCAAGGGGCTGATATGTTTGGCTCTGTAGCCGGTCTTGGGCTGGGTGCGTTTGCTGGCGGCCTGCTGGGAGGGGGGAAAGCGGGAGCTTTCAAAATGCTAACTAGCGGAGGAGGAGGTAAGGTCTGATGTCAATGAGTGGCAAAACATTTTTGGCAGCCTTTCAGGTTGGTTCTAATCTAGTCCCCGATGCGATTGATAACGCTCTCAGAAGGGGCAAGCTAGACGAAGAAAAAACAGCCCTTGAGCTTCAGAATGAGCTGAGGAGAAAAGAGAGGGACAGGATTGTAACCTCTGACGAATCTCTGCAGAAGATTAACGAAGGAATCAGTGGGATAGAGGACTTCGACAGCCCAGAAGCTGCTGACACAATTAAGAACTTGATGCAGGAAAACGTCTTCGGAGTCAGCCAGTACAAGCCAAACTTTGAGAGGCTTACCAGCACCCTGAAGAATCTGGATCAAGTTACTGGGATGATGACTCAGATTAACTCTGACATCGAGCAGAAGAAGATCCTGAAGCAGTATCAGGTTCAGAACCCTGCGGAAATGTTAGACTTCCAGAATTACCTGCTACCTAACGGGAACATCGACTACAGCATACTCCCTGCAGAACTAAAGCAGAAAATAAAAAGCTGGTACTACGAGAATGAAAGATTTTCAGAGCTAAGAGCCAAGAGCTTAATCCCGAAGAACATTGAAAGGGGAATCTTCGGAGGATTAACATCAGAAGAAAAGGGTGATCTAAGAACCGCCCTGAAGGATGTTAAGAAGGAGAAGACAGTAGCTCAGTATATACAATCTAAACAGGAGTTTGACCAGATCAGGACGCTCGTAAACAGAGCACAGAAAGAAGGGAGAACGCTAAAGGGGCCGCAGGACATTTCTATAGTCTTCAAGTTTATGAAGGCTCTTGATCCTGAGTCTGTTGTGAGAGAGGGAGAGTTTGCCACAGCCGCAAACGCTGGAGGCATTCCGGTCAAAGTTACAAACTTCTACAATAAGATCATAGAGGGGCAGCTACTCACTCCTGAGCTAAGAAACTCCTTTATTGATGCAGCTAGGGACGCTGTAGAAGGCAAGAAGTCACAGGCAGTTTCAACAGTTCAAAGCTACATAGGGGAGAACGAGAAACTCCTTCCGAAGGTTCAGGATATTCCAAGATATTTTGAGGATATACTTGATCAAATAGAAAGCCCACTTGTTGAGGTTGAAGATTCAACCAAGAGCAAGATGTCCACAGTAGTGACTGAAGACATTGGGCCTTTTCTAAGCGAAGAAGAGGCTAACATATACCTGCAGGGGTTAGTTAAAGAAGGCAAACCGTTGCCTGCTGCTGTTAAAGTCAGGGACAGGTTGATCAAATTGTTACCTAAAGCTCAAAACTACAACGACAAGCTCAACCAACAGCCTTCTCCTGCTTCTATGATGCAGAGCATTGATGATCTCTCTAAGAGAAAATTAGAGGTTGAGGAAGAGCTAAAGCAATACAAGGGAAACCTCTTGCAGACAGAAAGAAAGGCCAAGCTGCAGGACGAACTTGTAGAGATCGACGCAGCAATCAGAAACTTAAATCAAGCAAAGGATCCTGATGCCTCCCCAGATCAAACGAACTGATGCCGGCACTGGCGCAATTATTGACCAAGACTTTCTTGGCGAAGAAATAGACACTAATTTTCTAGGTGACGAAATACCTAGAGATCAGTGGAGGCAGGACGATAACGGCAATATTATTATCGATCCGGCTCCTGTTGAAGAAAACTTCCTTGGGCCTGAACTTACCGCTTCAGGAGATCTAAAGTATGAAGATGGAGTATTCACCTTTGAAGGTTTTAAGGAATGGGAAGCGAAGGAGAGAGAAGAGGGCAGAGACGGCTTTTGGCACTGGCTGACTGTCACACTGCCAGAGGGTTCCAAAGATGCCTTCAGCTACCTCTACGAGGGCGGCAAGGAGCTGCCTGAGAAGTTCAAGGAGGATCCGCTCAAAGCTACTGCAATCTTCCCAGAGGCTGCTTTGTCAGCAGCGGAGGGTTACAAGGATATAGCTACAGGTGCTATTGATCTGGTTCAGCGTCCTTTCAGGTCTGAACAAGAGAACGAAAGAGCCAGATACGAAAGGTATAAACTATTTGCTGATCGCAGCAAGAGGATCCTAGAGGATAGAAAGAGCAGAGTGGGCGATGCAATCAGGGCAGCCGGCTACCTGCTTGATTCGGATCTGGAGGATTATGCTTCAGCTTATGACGAGGGAATAAATCCAGCCTCTGCTGACACTCTTAGCATTATCTTTGATCCTGCTGCATTGTTTGGTGGATCACTCTACCGTACAGCCGGCAGAGTTGTAGGTAAGCCTGCAGTGGCTGCCAACAAAGCCCTCAACAATGCAATCAAGGGAGTCAACCAAGGCACTTTTAAGAAGGTGCTTGATGTTGCAAAAGAAACAGCAAAGCGACCAGCAACGCAGTTCACTAAAGGAGTAGGCAAAACTGTTGATTTAACAGGTAAGGGCATCGAGTTTGTTGGTCAAAAAATTGTTGATGCAGGACAGCAGGGCCGGATGCTGCAGAGCTTCCCTCAGCTTGCCAAGGGTGTTGGGGAAGCCGTAAAGCTAAAAGGTGGAGCTATAGGAACGCCGGGGCAGATTCTATCTGTCGCTTCAGAAGCCGCACAGAAAGCCGGCAGGAGACAAACAGGGCTTGGCTTGGTTAAGAAGAAGGGAACACTGAGAGCACCTATCCAGAAAGCTGTTCAGATACTTGATACCCCTCTCTCTGACAGGTTGCTTCGTAACGCTGGAGATCTGGCTGACAAGATCACAAAAGGCACAGCTATAGGAATAGGCACAGGCTACGTTGCAGGTGGAGCTGAAGGAGCTGCTGCAGGTGGAGGCTTTGGGGCTTTTGGTGGAGGAGTAGGCTTCGGGGCTGAGAAGGCAGCCAAGTATACCCCGCTTGTAAGAAACAAGTTCAAAGGGATGGAGAGGCTGAAGCTGGATGAGGAATTTATTACCGACTACGCAGCTCGATTGCCTGAAGCTGAGAGGAAGGGATTCCTAAACCCTGACCGTAGGATGAGCGTCTCGGATCTGGCAGCAGAGGCAGACGCTGCACAGCTCTTTCAGGGATACCTTCGTAAGGAAGGGGCTAACGTAGGCATCAAGTACGTTGATGGTGAGGGGATGGTGAAAGCTCTCTCTAGGGATCCAGAGAATCCTAACGTAAACGCCAGATACCAATATGGTGCTTACGATAAAAACAGTAACACAATTTTCATCAACACAGACTCAAGTGGAACAGGCAGAAACAGGACACTGTTTCACGAATTGTTTCACCCTACAGAATACTTCTCTGCCCCAAGAGAAAAGACAAGCGGCAGAGATAAGGGGGAACAGGTTGATCCCTTTGGTGAAACAAGGGCAGAGCTGGAGCAGACACTTTTTGGAACCTTCGACGGGGCAGGCAATCAGATTACGAAGGGGATGTATAACAAGAAGCAGATGCTGGACTTCGAGAACCAGTATCTCGATGCAGTTTTCCAGCAGAATCCTACCTCCCCACTTGGCCGGAAAATTGCAGAGGCAAGGAAGCTGAGAGATCAGGCAATTAAGGACAACGATACAGAGGCGATTGATAAGATCACCTTTTTGCTTGGTCAGTACGAACTACAGAAGAGGCAGAACAGGAAAGCCAAGGAGAACTATCTGAAGGGTGACGTTGCAACTAGGAGAAAAAACATCACCTCAGAAATCCTGTCTGAGCACTTCGCGAACTTTGGGGAAGAGGCACACTTTGGGCTTCTAAGAAAAGCAAAGGACGTTTTACAGAGGGACAGATTTAGTAAGAACACCCTAAGCAACAAACTCGCAAAGCTATCACTAAGTACACTTGGAGGTATGCGGAGAATGCTTGAGGGTAAGGGAGTAACCTTTGACGCTGCCGGTAATCCCAAGGGAGATTTTAAGGCTGAGAGCGGTATCTTTGTTGATCCCCTCACAGGTGAGAATTTGATTACTACCCCAGAGGTGGAGCACCTGCTGGCTCAGTATGTTGTATCTCTGGACAAGTTTAATAACAGGCTGATCATAGACAAAACTGGCTTTGACACAGTAGAGACTGCCTCAAGCCTAAAAGACACTAAGAGGTCAGAGCTAACTCCTGAAAGGGAGAAGCAACTCAGAGAGATTGGCTGGCTGGAAGACTTTGACGCTGAAGATAATCCTATCTTCTCCACAGCTAGAAAAAGGAACAAGCAGCACAGGGAGGAGGTTGCAAAGGTAATTGATATTCTGAATGCAAATCCTGACGATACTGGTGAGCCTAAGATGTGGAGGAAGACCAAGACAAAGGCAGGCAGGGATCGCTGGGAGGCTGGAGTTCCAAGTGAGAAACAGATGCAGGCTCTTCGTAACAGTGACCTAGATCCAAGTTACGTTGAGAAGATAGATAAGATTAGGAACGCAATCCTAAAGGGTGACGGCACTATCTGGGGGAATGACTACTACAAGGCTATCACAGGAGGGAAGTACGACAGCAGGGCCAAGGTTAAGTTTAGCCTGATTGTTCCTTTTGCACTGGAAGCAACCCAAGCCGGCAATATCAACATAAAGGCTTTTAACCTTAGCAAGCTGGAGCAGAAGATTGGTAACTATGCAGATCAGCGTCCTGCTTTCTTTGACGCTTGGAACGGTGACACTGATGCTTTCAGAAGGGACATAGTGGATTTTTTCCAAGGCCCAAACAGGGGCAAGCTGTTCCCAGAAGGTGACAGGAAAGATCTGATTTACCAGTTCCTTGGAATTAAGAACAAGCAGAACCCTCTAAGCGGGGAGTGGGTTGACAACAGCCGGCTGATAGAGAGCAACCGGATAGAACGCAGCACTAACCTTGAGCCTTACGAGAACCTCGACAAGATTCCCTTTGATTACGGCAAGGCTTTGAGGCGTGAATATATGCCTGAGCCTAACCAGCAGCAGGGTGCTCGCTTTATGCCGCCTCCTGCCCCAACTACCCCACAGTTCAAGAGGTTCTTTGAGGGTAGCAAAGTAGTCGATGATAAGGGGGATCCTTTAGTGGTTTACAGTGGTCACGGCAACACTGAGCTGTACGGGACAAAGTACGACAAGAATAGAGGAACCTCTGGAGGCTTCTATGCAACAGAAGACCCTGCAGTAGCATCGAGCTATGCAAAGGGGAAGATAGGGGGCAGAGAGTTTTATGAAGACGGCAGCGAGTACCGCTTTAAGTATAAAAACGGGAACTGGGGTAAAAAGATCTGGCAGATAGAACTAACCCCTGAGCAGCAGGCAAAGGCGAAGCAGTTCCTGAAAGAGGAAGCAGGCTTTGATATAGAT